GATCAGATCGGTTGGGCCTTCGACGAGATTTGGGCTGTATCGAAATGGTACGCCAAGCAAATCCACAAGGTTACCGGATATCCGAAGAAGCGTATCAAGGTCGTCACCAACGGCATCGTCCCGGTCGAGACCATCCCTGCTCCTCGCTCCGAGTACCAGCTTGTCTATGCGGCCCGCCCCGAGCGCGGTCTGGTCAATCTGATCCGCGAAGGCGGCATCATGGAACGACTGCCGGAATACGAACTCAAGGTGGCGATGTACGCACACTTCCCCGAGGACATGCGCGATTTCTACGAGTGGGTATTCGCTCGTATGGAAGCTATGCCGAATGTCGAGATGGTTGGCGGCTTGCCGCAACAGCAGATGCGCCAGCTTATCCACGACAGCGCCGCGTACATCTATCCGACACAGTTCGAGGAGACCTCGTGCATTCTCGCTCGCGAGTGTATTGAGCAGGGCACTCCAATGTTGACGACGCGCGTCGGCGCGCTGCCCGAGACCTTGGGCGACTGCGGCATCTTCTTCGAAGACTATTCGAATGTCCATTCGGAACCCGGTGATGATGATTGGTGTGCCGCCTTCGCAGAGTTCGTTAGCGACACTCTATCCCACTGGTCCCTCGTCGATGACAAGCGCGACTACATGAAGGATCGCAAAGACCTCTATTGGGATACAGCTTGCAATCAGGTTCTCGATCTGGCGAAGCCGGAAGACACCAAGTTATTTTCGAAGGCGTGGTCTCTGGTTCAGGACGGCGACGTCATCCCTGCCTACGCCCTGCTCACAGCGCAGAAAAAACTGGACGCCCCGTCTTTTCAATTGTCCCGGCAGATCGAGCAGTTCTACCCGTTTATCCTCGACGAGAGCGATCCGAACTACGAGACGCTGGCTTCCTACTACAAGCGTTTCTATGCGTTCAAGAAACCCGAGATCAACTACGGTATCGACTATGCCCGTGGCAACGACCGCTTCAATGCGATAAAAGAGGCAGTCGCAAAATACACCAAGCCCGGCGACAATATCGTGGAGTACGGCTGTGGCGAGGGTCATATCTCTGGACCGCTGGCGAAGGATTTTCCTGACCGCACGTTCATCGCTTTCGATCAGGTCCAGCAGAATGTCGACATGGTCAATGCTTTCGATGCCGACTTCGGAACGTCGAACCTGAAAGCCCATCGCGTCGACACTCCACAGGATGCGATGCAGATCGCCGGTCTCAATTTCGATCTCGCCATTTGCGTTGAGGTTCTGGAGCATTGTGTTCGTCCGTGGGAAGTCGCCACGGCGGTCGAAGACCTCGTCAAGCCGCATGGTCGCGTTGTCATCACGACACCAATCGGTGCGTGGGAGCCTCTGACCTTCGAGAAGAAGAAGCACGAATGGATGTGGCGCAATCATATCTGGCATCTGGACAAGGCAGCGGCGCGCGATATGTTTGGAAATAAACCAGACTTCCAGATGATGTCTCTGGTTTCCGGACACGATGAGCGAGACGGTCGCGTGATTGGTCAGCTTTTCTACACCTTCGAAGCAGACCACAGAGAAATCAAGCCGCTACTTCCTATGAAGAAGGCTCTGATCGACGCTCACCACCGGCAGACTATCGCCGTGGCTGCGATCTGCATGAACGACGAAAACACCATCATGCAAATGCTGCACAGTCTCGACCGCAAGGTCCAGTTCGTTCAGTTCGCAATGGGTCCAAGCACTGACCGCACGCGGGAATTGATCGAGACGTTCTTCGACGATCATCCCCATATGGGGCACAAGATCATCGACGTTCAGAAGATCGAACCTCCGACCGAACAGAATGGCGAATTGGTTGGTGGCTTCGGTTTCGACGACGCCCGCAACGCCAGCATCGAGGGTCTCTACGAAACGTTCGATTGGGTTCTCTGGATGGATACCGACGAGTATCTGTCTGGTCAGATCAGCAAGTATCTGCGGCACAACCATCTCGACGGTTACCTCGTTCCGCAGCACCACTTCACTGTCGCACCGCGCGGTGCGCCGGTACAGATCGACCGCCCTGCTCGTCTCATGCGGTCCAGCGCAGGTTATATCGCTCGCGGCCATATCCATGAGCACTTCGAGATCGCGAAGGGTGGGCCGGGAAATTGCTACATGCCGCCAGACATCGACCTTGGTCATGTTGGGTACGTCAACGAGGGCGTTCGTCAGAACCGCTTCCAGCGTAACTGGCCCTTCCTGTGTTGGGATCACGAGACCGACCCCGAACGCAAGCTGCACAAGTTCCTGTGGTTCCGCGACATTATCCACCGGATGCGTTGGGTTCTCAACGAGGGCAATCGCGAGGGTGCCATTGCTCTAGCGCGTGAGGCAGAAACGTACTATGATGACAACTGGAAAGACATGGCGAGCTTCGGAATGGGAACACTCCAAGCGATCCAGTATCTCTCCGAGGCGCGCAAATTTCTTGGTCGAGGCACGGCGGTAAAAGTTGACATTCAGATCGACGAAAATCAGTCAGCTACTATCGAAGGCCATTTCGTGAACTCAGATGAAATAACTCGCGTGGTCAAGCAGATGCTCGATCCAGAGTTCAAGCGCAGAGGGAGTAAATACTTCTAATGTCTTACGCAACCATCACCGATGTATTCGCACGCTATAAGCCCATTGGCTCGATGGTTGGTGCCGGTTCCCTCGACGTCAGTTCTGACGATGTTTCATCCATCTTCATTTCTGACGCCGAGGGTTACATGAATGCCTTTCTGGCAACCCGCTATGTCGTCCCTGTTACCACGGAACCCCTGATTACGCAGATTGCTGCCGACCTCGCCATCTTCAATATGATGGCAGAAAAGCTTGGTGCTGTACCGGACTTCATGCAAGCCCGATACGACCGGGCCACGAGCTTCCTCGAAAAGCTCACGACCGGCGAAATGCTTCTGGTTGGTTCCGGAACAACGATTGTGACGACCGGCGACAGCGAGGCGTGGTCCGCTACCGGCAGCTACCATCCTGTCTTCTCTCCGGTTCTCGATCCTCTGGATCAGGCTGTTGATGTCGACTACGTCACTTCCGAGAAGGACATTCGGAGCAGTGACTAATATTACGATCACGGGCGTCACCGCGACGAAGAAGGGTATCCGGAATATCATCCGCGACCTCAAGAAGACCGGGGTGGTCTATAACCGCCTTGGTCGCGCGCTTCGCGATGACGCCCGCAATCGGATCACGACACAGGACAACGGCAACTACGATAAGCTGTCGAAGTGGACACGCGCTCGCACTGGTCGCCGGAAGGCTCTGATCACCGAGCGGAAGAATATCAACTTTCGGATCAGCGGCGGAACGCTGGTTATCGGTCACTCTGCCAAGGGCGACTGGAATATCGAAATGCACGAGAAAGGGTTCAGGACACCGGGCTTCTCTGGTCGTTCCGTTACGATCCCGTTAAAGAACCCGAGGGCATTGAAGAATGTCAGCGGCAACAGCATCACGATCCGTGGGGCGAAGGAGAGTGTGGTTCCTGCCCGTCGCGTATTCTCGACCGAGGCAGAAGCAACACGAATTGGTGAGCCTATCGTTGTCCGCTGGATCAAGGACATTATCAAAAGGAATGCCGGGCGATGATCGACTATGATGGCATCGGCGAAAGTCTTCGAACCCTGATCGAAACCAACGTTACCGATTTCAAGCTGGTCCGGTATGAAGGTGACGAGCGGGACGAAAACTTCATGAATATGCCGTACGCAGACGTCGTCCTTCTCAGGACTGACTATGATATTCGGGCCGGGAACGACTACGTTGTGTCCTGCACCTATATTGTTACGGTCTTGGCCCAAGACTTGTCTTCGCACAAGGAAGCAGCTACAATCCGGAATGGCTTGGTTAAGCTGTCTCAGCGCGCGGTGAAGGATAATCCTCATTTCGACACCGACCTTGAGACATCGAAACTAGGTCCAACTGAGTTTGCAAACGCCAAGGATGCTGATACTGGCGCGTTCATGGCTCTAGCCACATTCGAAGTAGACGTTCTCGTATTCGTCGATTAAGGAGACACAAACATGGCGTCAGGTACAGGCGGTCAGATCGCGCTAATCAAGGCGAACTCGATTGGTCATCAGGTCGACAGCGCAAACCTCTGGACGAACTTCGTCTCGGAGAGCATGGAACATACGTTGGAGGAGCTTGAAGAAGGCTCCATCACCGGACGGCGCGACGCGCCGCCTTCGCATAAAGGTATTGATTTCGGCGGTGGTGACATCGTCATGGAACCGAACCCGAATGCAATCGGTGTATTCCTCAACGCAGCGGTCGGCGTCGATGCTCCGACCCTGATTACCGACGCCGGTTCGACCGGCGCGAACAGCACCACGGAAGCGGGCAAGCCCTACTTCCAGCACGTATTCGTTCCGCGCCAGACCGCGCACGATTCGAAGTCCTTCCTTGAGCCGTACGGCGTCATGGTCTATCGCGATGTTGGCTCTGCCTTCATGTTCGATGGTTCTATCTTCACCGGGCTTGAGTTCGACTTTCAGGCTGGTCAGCTTGCCAGTGTGACTGCTACCGCGATGTCTCGTACGGTTCGCCGGATCGAGCGTATCGCTGCGATCAACTCGCTGGTATCTTCGGGCGGTCGTCCTTGGGTATGGGATATGGCGTCCATCGAAGTCTCGACCGACACCACGTCGGCGAACCTCGCAGCCAATGCCAACTTCGAACAGCTTACGCTTGGTATTGAAGTTCCGCACGAAGGCGTCGTCCTGCTTGACGGCACCAAAAACTACGCGGAGTTTCAGATGAACGGCTTCCGCCGCATGAATATCAGCGGCACCCTGTCGTTCGCCAGCCACGCTGAATACGACGCCTTCATCGCGTACGAGGCACGACGCATGCGGGTTACGATCCAGAACGTGAACTCGGCGCTCACGCTTGGCAACATCGCCTCGCTCGACGCCGCAGCGTTCCTTGGCTACTACGGTATTCGGTTCCACATCCCGAGCATGAAGTACCTGTCCTTCTCGGCCCCGGTTGGCGGGCCGAACCGGATCACGGCTTCCTTCACTGCGAAGGCCGAGTACGACGACACGATTGGCGAAATGTTCAGGGTCGAACTGAACAATGTCACGAGCGGCTACGACGCTTAATACATCGGGGGCGGCATCCGCCGCCCCCATTTCGAAAGGGCACATCTATGGATATCAGTTTCTCGCAAGAGCAGAAGTACGCGCCTGAATGGCGTGGCAACGACACACTCCCTGCCGAACAGCGGTTCTCGGTAAATCTCACGGTCCTGAATGTCGGCGATCTCCTCTACTTGCTCGACGCTTTCAACGAGGCAGGGATCGAGGGCGAGGTCGACCAGACCACATTGGGCACGGAACAGTTGAAGCCGATTATCAAATCGTGCGGACATCTCCTGCCGAAGTATGCGACGGTGACGAACCTCCGTAATGCCGATACCGGCACGGACATCACGATCAACGATGTGGTCGAGTTTCCGTACTTCCTTAATCTCGCTGCCGAATTGCTGATGAAGCTCGCGGAAGTGTCCTCTCCTTCGGACGAAGACGCAAAAAACTCCGACGCGCCGCCCGTCTCGGAGCCAGCCCAATAAGCTCCAAGTTGAGTTCTTCGATAGGAACTCGACAGCGGTCGGCGCAGTTCTACATCGGCTGGTTCTTCCAGTGCTATCGTTCATCTGAGCAGGGTTGGTATGCCTACCAAACCCCGAACGGTCTTGCTATAATGCAGCAGGATGCGTTCTTCTGGCATGCCCTCGAAGTAATCGGACAGACGATGAACCGGATGCTGATTGAAGAACAAAAACGCGCAGCTTCAAAGGTGTAGTCAATGGCTTTCAATATCGGACTACAGATCACAGCCAACAACACTTCGAGCCGCGCGCTCAATAAAGTTGGCTCTGATTTAGACAAGGTGAAGAAGAAGACACAGGGCACCACAAAGGCGCTCAAAGGTCTTCGTCTCGCCTTGGGTCTGATTGCTGTCGGTGTACTTGTAAACTTCTCGAAGAATATTGTCGAGGTCACTGGTAAACTACAGCTAATGCTTATCCGCCTCGCGAATGTTGAGGGCGGTGCAAAGCAAGCCAAGGCCACGTTCGATAAGCTATTCGCAACTTTCGGTTCCAGTCCATTCACAATCGACGCGGTGACAGATAGCTTCACGCGCTTGCGTTCGGCTGGTATCGAAAGCAAGCTCGCCTTCGACGCGGTCGCGGCTGGCGCGGATGCCATCGCTGCGTTCGGCGGAACGTCCGAGGAATTGAAACGGTTCTCGATTGGTCTCCAGCAGGTCGCCGGTAAGGGCGTCCTCTCGATGGAAGAACTTCGTCAGCAGATCGGTGAAGCCCTGCCTGTCGCGATGCGCGTGTTCGCCACGGAAAGCGGTCGCTCGATCTCCGAGGTTATCTCCGAAGTGGAGAAGGGTCGGATCAGTGCGGACGAGTTCATCACCAACTTGACGACCGGCTTGCAGAAGGGTTTCGGTGGCTTTGCTCAGAAGCTAGGCGATACGGTTCTCGGTTCCATTCAGGGTTCCAAGTCCAAGGTACAGAAGGCAATCGCTGATATCTTCCTTGGCAACACCGATGTCGCTGTGCGGCTTGCTGCGATCTTCCAGAATGTCGGCACCGCAGTCGAGCAGTTCATTCGCACGATCAGCGTATCCGACGTCGAGGAGTTCTTCGATACCCTGAAAAGTGGCTTCGACATCGTGGTCGGGATCGCCAAGGCTATCGCCGAACTCGGCAAAGTCCTGCTCAAATTCTTCCAGTTCGTGAAAGATTTCGTCAACCTCGAAAACGTCGCGACGGTCGGAACCTTCGGCGTGATCGGCTTCATGCTGTTCGGCCCGGTCGGCGGGCTTGCGGGTATTCTTGCGGGTATCGCCAGCATCGGTGCCGCCTCAACAAATCTTCAGAAGGCGCTCCAGCCGCAAGACCCCGGCGAGGATAGCTTCTTCAATCGTCTTCTGAACTTCTCGGCGATAGACGCCATCGGTGGTGCCGGTGGGCCTCAAGCTCAGTTCGATGCTGCGAGGGATGCTGCCAAGCAGTTCCAGAAGAATATCGCTTCGAGTGCCACAGCCAATAGTGGTAATGGCAAGACATTCGCCGATAAGATTTTCGGTGACGATGCTCAGTGGGATAGGATCAAGAAGAACCTCGATGATGTTCAGAACCCGACGAAGAAACTTGCAGATGCTATTCAGGGTCTGAGCAAGACCTCGATTGGTGCTCGCAAGCAACTCGAAGGTCTGTTCGAACGTAGTGGTGCAACACTCGAAGGTTCCGAGACGTTCCCATTTGTCAAGGCCGCAGAGACTTCTTACAATCGCCTGTCGAAGATCATGGAAGACTTCGGTGGTGATCGGAAGACGCTCGCTAGACTTGCCGCTTTATCGACGCGCACTGTTGCAGAGCAGAACCAATTCGAGGCGCTGACGAAAGAACTCGGCAAGATGGATGCCCTCGCGGCTTCCGTTCGACAGAACATCTCTCAGTTCAAGGCGCAGGAGTTCGTCAAGCAACTGGTCAAGTCGAATGCCGAGGGCGATGCCCTGCTCGCGAAATTCAACAAGCTTGCTCGCCCTATCGACAACGTCACGGCTGCGACGAACGCTGTCAGCGAGAAGTTCCGCGACATGCAAGCGGACCTCGAAAAGCAGTTGCGTACGCAGGAAGCTCTCTCGAAGGCTGGCAACTTCCAGACGTCTCAGGTGCAGAAGCTTAAAGACGCTCTGGCAGCACTCCCTGCCCTGCGTGCTCAGGCTCTCGCTCTGGCGAAGGAACAGGCGAAGATCGACGCGACGATCCTTGCGACCAACACCAAGCTCGCCGAGCTACAGGCGAGCCAGCAGATCGCGGCGCTTGCTCGCGAGGGTCGTGGCGGTGCGGCTACCATCTTCACGTCGGCTTTCAGCGATCAGGCTGACGACCGGCGCGGTGAGTTGGAAGTCAATATCGAGCAGACGAAAATTCGCATCCTTAATCTCCAGAAGCAGATCAACGATGCTGTCGGCGATCCCGAAATGCAGGAAGCTCTGGAGCGTCAGAAAACTGCCGCCGAGCGGTTGCAGACGGCACAGCAACAGGCGTTCGAAAACACGACCGCTGCCGGTCTGGCTGCGAGAGAAATGTGGCAGTCTGTTGGCGACACGATCCAGAACACTGCCGAGAAAGGTCTTCGTGGTTTGATCGACGGCACGAAAAACTTCCGCGACATCGCCAAGGACGCATACTCTCAGATCACAGACGCGGCGATCAAATATCTGGTCGAGCTTGTCAAGATCACAATTCAGAAGCAAGCTATTGCCGCCTTCGAAAGCGTCGGTGGTGGTGCTGGTGGTGCTGGCGGTGGCATCCTTGGTATTCTCGGTGGGCTGTTCGCAAACGGTGGAGCCTTCAAGGGACAGGTCACGCCGTTCGCAAGTGGTGGTATTGTCAGTGGTCCGACACTGTTCGGCTTGGCCGGTGAAGCGGGAGACGAGGCGATCATGCCTCTGACCCGCGTGGGCGGCAAGCTTGGCGTCGAGACGACTGGCGGTGGCGGTGGCGATCAGTTCGCGATCACGATCCAAGCTATCGACACGCAGACCGGCGCGGCGTTCTTGCAGAAGAATGCGGACACCATCGTTCAGACAATGCGACATCAGGGTCGCCTCAATAATGGCGTCGGAGGAGTTCGGTAATGGCCCTGCTTATTTTCCCATCGTCGCCCCTTCCCGGTGGATTGAACCGGAAGAAAAAATGGAATGGTAATCGCGTCACATACGACAGCGGTGCCAGTCAGGGTTTCACAGCTTGGACGCAGCCGCGTTTCGAGTGGGTCGCCCCGTGGCGGAACATCAACGAAGTGAAGCAGCTTGTGATCGCGTCCTTCGCGGATCAGGTTCGCGGCAACGTCGATCCCTTCCTCATGAAAGATGCCTACGACTATCAGGTCGGCAGCGTCATGATCGTTCGTTCCGGTATCACAACCGGATCGCTGCAAAGCTTCGACGCGCGCTCCTATCACATTCGAGTGGACACCCTGCACATCGGATCGCTGACCTCGACCCTGTCTGGCTTCGTCACGCTTGGCACCGAGTACGACTACGATCAGGACACGGGTGTCATCAATATCACCACGAAGAATGCAACGGATCAGTGGAGTATCGTCGCGACCGGAGAGTATTATCGCAAGGTCGCATTCTCCGACGACTACAGCGATGCGTCGCCCCTATGGAACTCTTTCCAAGTCACGCTCAAGATTGAGGAGCAGGTATGACCCGTTCTGTCAACTCCGCGTTCTTCACGCGGATGCAAGGCGGCGGTCTCGGAATGGCTCTGGTCATCGACCTTGAGACGCGCGGCAAGAATTTTCATTGGACATCTGCGAACAACGAGATTTTCTACACGCTGTCCAGTGACCTGACGAAGTACGATCCGTTCCCCGGTCAGACGCTCAACGGTCTGCGGCAGACGAACGATCTATCGGTCAGTGTCATCGACTTCGTCGTTGCGAACACGGGCGATCTGTTTCCCGAACTTCTGGAAACGAAAGACCTCGACTTCGCCACGCTAAAGATTGGTCGCGTCTTCACCGACACTCCTGACCTTGGGCGCATGGAAATTTTCCAAGGCAGGATCGGCGACTATACCTACGACCGAAACGCCATCGCTGGTAGCGTACGCAACCAGTGGAACTCGGCTGGTCTGCGCTTCCCGTATCTCAACTATCAGGATAAATGTTCGTGGCGGTTCGGGAGCACGGGCTGCGGCTTCGACACGACTAGCGTTACCCTGACCGGCGACGTCAGCAGTATTATCGTTGGCAGCACGACACAGATCGCAATCAGATTTCAAGACGGCACGATCTCCAATTCCTATGCGAACAATCGGTTTGACTTCGGGCGCATCACCATCGTCGATGGTCCGAACTCAGGGCACATCCGAACCATTCGGTCTCACTCTGGTGACATGTTCCTACTGTCGCACGAGCTTCCGGTGAACTCTTTTTCCACGTTCGGGTTCTCGATCTTCCCCGGTTGTCGCAAGCGAAAGACCGAAGACTGCACTTCGCTCTATGACAACGCAGCAAACTTTATGGGGTTCCCGTGGATACCAATACAAGAAGACGCCTTCTGAAAACTGGTGAGTGGCGCACCTATATCATCGACGAGGCTCGCAAGTGGAAGGGTACGCCCTACCAGCACAAGGGGCGGAAGTTCAAGGTCGGCGTCGACTGCGGCGGCTTGGTCTACGAAGTTTTCAATCCCCTGCTTGGCCCTTTCAAACCGTTCCCGAAGGACTACCCTCCAGACTGGTGTCTCCATCGTGAGAACGAAATGTACCTTGGTTTCATCGAGCCGTATGTCGAGGAGGTCATGTTTCCGAAACCGGGTGGTCTAGCCATGTTCCAGATCGGCAGGAACTTTGGTCATGCTGCCATCATCACGGAAAAGAAAAGGTTCATCCATGCGTGGGGTAGAAACCAAGCTGGTACTGTGACCGAAAGTGGGTTAGACTTCTTTCGGATTGGGAACGGCGGAAAACTCCGCGAAGTTCGATATTTTGATGTGAGTGAACAATGGCTCTTATCGCACCGTTAGCGGGCGCTGCCCTTGGAGGAGTTCTGACTGGCGGTGCCGGGTGGGCAATGTCGGCTGGCTGGCTCATTGGGTCGTGGCTGTTCCAAGAAAAGAACGACGAGCAGAACCAGATTTTCGATCCCGGCGCACAGGAGATGCCCCGGTTCAATCAGGCTCTGCGCGGCGCGACCATGCCTGTCCTGTTCGGTACGAACCGTGTATCCTCTCAGGTCGTATGGCAGAAGAACTTCACCACGATCCGGCACGAGAGCACGCAGGGTGGTGGCGGTGGCAAGGGTGGCGGTTCCGGAATGGGATCGAAGGGCGGTGGTCCTTCCTCGACGCAGGTCACGTACGAATACAAATGGGATTTAATGTTCCATCTTGGGATGGGCGGCGACGACTTCTCCCTGTTCGGTGGATGGCTTGGTTCCGAGCGGCTGAACGGCGAGACCCTGCTTGCCATCATCAATAATTCGAACAGCGGCTTCGGCGGCGGCTTGTTCCGTTCGCAAACAGCACGTCCGCAGAACGCTGCGTTGACATTCGACGAGGGATACTTCCACGGCAACCAGTCGCCTGACGATGCGAACGCGACCAATTGGGATCACTTCGAAACCGAGGAAGGTCAGCCGTTCCGCTTTCCGTTCACCAGCTACATCGGCTTCAAGCAATTGAACCTTGGTGGACAGGCGGTGGTTCCGCAGCTTTCGTGGGAGGTTGGTCCCGGCAACATCGAACTCACCTTCGACCCTGCATTCGATGATATCTATACCTCACACTCTTTAGAGACTACGTCGGCAAAGGGTCCGAGCGGTGGTCTCATTCGTGGTGAGGATGGGAAGCTCTACCACTTCGATCTTCAAGCCGGTAACAACTTGGGTCGGCTACGGGATATCTCGACCGGGGTCACGAAGGATACGTTCACCGACACCGAGTTCGACGCTGCGGCAACCGCACTCGGCCTCGACCCCGGTACTGCGTACAGCTTCACAGACGAGAACCTGTCTGGAACGATGCCGAACCAGAACTACATCCTGATGGGTGGTCAGGATATTGGTGCTGGCACGCGCTCGAATTGGGCGTTCATTTTGTTCAAGGTTAATGAGTCCGGTGTGCTCGAAGCGGTCGGTGGATCGCAGCATCGCTCGAACTCTCTCGAAGATGTCTCCGGTCCTGTGACCGTTGGCGTTTACGGCGAGGGAACTGACGACGATCCCATCCTGATTATGAGCACATCTCAGGTTGGCCTGAGCTTCACGTATCACGCTCTGGTCCTTCCCTCAGTCAATCAGATGAAGGCTGTCACTCTCGAAGACGGAACCAATAATCGCTACGACAGTCGCATGATCGACCTCCAAGCAGCAGTGTCTGAGATCACGAATAACTTCGGAAATCACAGTAGTCATCGTGATTACGTTCAGGGTTCATTTGGGTTCTTCCTTCCTGTCGTAAATATCGGATTGCTTGGCCCCGAGTGGACAAGTAAGATTTTCTTCTATATTGGAAAATCAGATATCGAATGGCACAACGACAATCCCGCTGATACGGCAGGTACGAACACGATCTACAACATCACCGGCACGTATCCGAATGGCGGTTTGTTTTCTGTCGGCCTCAATGCGGACAATCCTTACTCTCCAAGTGTCGACGCGGCATGGACTGACGAGACAGCGAACTGGATCGACGCTGTCACCGAGTTGTCTGTTATACCATTTGCTGATAGCGGTCGCCTCTCTGACGAGACAACGATCCGTGACGGCAGTGATTATGACCCATGCCCGGCAGTCCAGAAGCTCACGACCGGCGCGGGCGCAGGTGCCACTTTAGTCACCTTCTTCAAGTCGACTGCACCGGCAGACACTGATCGTATTCCCGCAGGACCGAACACCTTTACGCAGGTTCAGGCATTCCTCTGGAACCCTCTTGATGGTATCGCGAAGCGGTACGTCAAGAAGTCTGGATCGTTCGCCGACACGTCGAGCGATTGGGGTGCAGGGTACGGCAACTATACCCAACAGGGAACAAGCGGCTACTTTGACGAGAGTACCGGAGAGCTTTATATTTCTGGTGGCGTCGATGGCGGCGGCACAAACGATCAGGTCTTCGTCTCGACACTCGGAACATTCGATATCGGCGGCGGCGAGGATGTGTATCCCCCATACATCATCCGTGAAATTCTGACCTCGACAGTCTTCGGAATGGGCCTTGCCGCTGCGAACATCAATCAGGCGAGCTACGAGCTTGCCCTGCTCTATTGCGAGACCGAAGGGATCAAGGTTTCAACACAGTACCGTCGCGAGGAAGGTGCTCTGAATGCGATCAACGATCTGCTCGCCTTGTACGGCGGCTTCCTGATTGATAGCGGTGGCGAGATCAAGTTCGGCCTACAGAAGTTCACCGCTTCGGGCGATCTGGTTCGCACCATCGACAACGATCATCTTCTTGTGGAAGGCGACGAAGCTCCGGTGCGCGTCACGCGCGGCGCGCGGCAGGACACCTACAACAAGGTGAAGGTGAACTACTTCGACCGCGATCTGGAATATCGTCAGAACTTCGTGGAGATCAGCGACGAAGTTGATATGGACCTTCACGGTGTACGAGCACAGGAGTTCCCGGCGAAGTTCGTGATGAAGGAAGGTGTGGCGACGAAGCTCGCCGTTCGTGCCCTGTGGTCGAACCTATATGCCCGCGACATCTACGACTTCAAGCTTGGCCCCAAGGACGCGGACCTCGAACCCGGTGATGTGATTACGCTGGTCGATAGCTTTCACTCGACCTTGCAGTCTGGCAAGCAGGTTCGGATCACTCAATGGGTCGAGAACGAGCCTCTGAAATTCTCTGTCAAGGCGGTGGACGAAGTTCAGTATGTCGCCGAGGCAGAGCTTGATGCTTCTTCGCAGACGAACGTTGTGCAGAACGCACTCTTTGGTCCTGCCCTGCCCGCTGCTGATTTCACGATGTACGAATTGCCGTACGAGTTCCAAGGTGCAGATGCTCAGGTCTATGTCGGCTACCGCCAACAGAGCGCGGCCAAGGGTGCTCGTCTCTACACGTCGGCAGATGGAGTGTCGTTCGCTCAGGTTCAGGAGGTTCAGCCGTTCATCATTAGCGGCATCATTCCAGAACCGATGCCGTCGCGCGAACCGGGCTACGTCGAGGAGAACATGGAAGTGTATCTCATGCCCGACACTGCCACGGGCAATTGGTCACCGTCTTCGAATACGTTCGTTCAGACCATCGCGCTCGATGACGTGTCGGCATCCGGTCGCGCGCTTGGTGGCGGTCTCATGTTCATCGGCTCCGAAATGCTGGCGTACGAAGGCGTCAACCTGATGGGTCAGAACCACTACAAGTTCGACAAGGTCTATCGCGGTTGGGGCGGAACGCATATTAGCGATCACGGCTCTGGTGAAAGCTGGCACAAACATGGCGGCGGCATCTTCACTCAGGCGATCAACGAGGACAAGATCGGGACCGTCGTTCACTACAAGGTCGCGCCGTTCAACTTCGCTGGTGTCGAATATGATATCTCGTCGGTCGAGGCAAATACCTATGCCGTACAGGGCACGTTCTTCCGCCCGCAAAACGGATCAGAAATCCAGACGTTCGTTCAGTCGCCGGGTTCGTTCCTGACCGTACAGTCGGAAGACCTTGGTTGGGTCGCCCGTAAGAAGGTTATCGCTGGAGGATCACCCATTCAATTCGAATGGTTCGATGCCGCACGCGCCCGTGGATATGGTGCTCGCGCATATGGCAATGGCGGATACGGTCGCTTCGAACAGGATACGAACTCTGTCGGCTGGCAGGTGGAAGTGCTTTCCAGTGACCTGTCAACTGTGGTACGATGTGTCTCGGTCTACACCCCGGCGTATCTGTACGACGTGGACACCAACTCCACCGACTTCAATGCTTGGACCGGCAGTATTACGTTGCGCGTCACGCCCTTCAATGAGTTCGGCACCGCGCTGCGTAGCCGCACCAAAACTCTGGAGCTATTCGAATGAGCACATCTGACCAGAATTTTTCGCTTCCTAATGCGGGACAGTCCGATTGGGATAGCGATCTCAATGGCAACTTCACGATCCTCGCGCGCGGATATCACACGCTTGGCGTTGCTGGCGAGGACATCAACACTGGTTGGATCGTCACCGTCACATCGGATAGCTACTTCCGCGCATACGATCCGAACTCGCTATCGAACCAGCCGTTCGCTCTGGCGTACAAGGCCGTGTCGTCCGGTGAGCAGGATACGTTCCTGCTTCGTGGCATGGTTCGTTCACTTGGCGTCTCGACCCCTGTCTTTCCCGGTGCCGTCCTGTTCGGCTCTGCCAACAGTGTCGGCCTTG